GTGACTGCCAGCGAATACTACCCTGACACCGACCGCATGCTGCTGATGCTGGGCTTTGGCGGGACGCAGTTTAAGAAGGTGTATTACTGCCCTCTACGCAATCGCCCCGTGAGCGAAACCGTAGACGCCAACGATTTGATCGTAAACAATACCGCCACTGATCTTGCAAACGCCAAGCGTATTACGCATCGCGTTCATATGAAGCCTAGCACAGTTAAGCGACTGCAAATCCTTGGTGTTTATCAAGACATCAGCCTTAGCACGCCCAGCGCATCCAAAACAAACTCGCTAGACCTGGAAAAGAAAGAGGTCGAAGGCATTAGCGTTGATGCCCATCGCCCAGAGGATCGAGACCGCGAAATCTACGAGTGCTACTGCGAACTCGATATCCTTGGCTTTGAGCACAAGCACAAGGGCAAGCCGAGTGGGCTTGAGATTCCTTATCGTGTGACGATTGATGTATCGTCCAAGAACATTCTTTCTATCACCAGGAATTACGACAAAGACCAAAGCGAACTGCCCGAAGCTAAGGAAACGTTCGTCAAGTATACGTTCATTCCCGGCTTTGGTTTTTATGACATTGGTCTGCTGCATATTCTGGGCAACACGACGAACGCCATCACAGCCGCGTGGCGTGAACTACTCGATGCCGGCATGTATGCCAACTTCCCCGGCTTCCTGATGTCGGATGTTGGCGCCCGCCAGAACACCAACATCTTCCGTGTGCCGCCGGGTGGTGGCGCATTGGTCAAGACGGGTGGCTTACCGATCAATCAGGCTATCATGCCGCTACCCTACAAAGACCCGTCGCCTGCGCTGATGTCGCTGGTTGAAAACATCGCCCAGACCGGGCAGCGCCTTGGCGGCGTGTCCGAGATGCAAACGGGCGAGGGGCGTCCTGATGCGCCGGTCGGCACGACGTTGGCCATGATCGAGCAGGCCGCCAAGATTCTGAACAGCGTTCACAAGCGCATGCACGCCGCCCAGGCGCAGGAGTTCCGGTTACTTATTAAGTGCTTCCGAGACAATCCTGAGAGTTTCTGGCAGAGGAACAGGGCGCCGGCTTACCCGTGGGATGAGCAGGTTTTCCTGCAAGCCCTTAATAACTATGAGTTGACGCCGCAGGCCGATCCCAACACCGCATCGCATGCGCAGCGCCTTATGAAGATCATGGCTCTGAAGCAGCTACAGGCCGCACAGCCGGGCCTCTACGACCCGATTGCCGTCGACACTGCGGCTCTCCAGGCGATTGGCTGGAGTAACCCGTCGCAGTTCATGGCGCCGGCAAATGCGCAGGGTGCGCCGCCGCCTGAGATGATGAAGATGCAGGCCGACGCCAAGGCAAAGGACATCACGGCTCAGGCGCGCATGCTGGACGCCCAGACGAAGGCACAGAAGACGCAGGCCGACATTCAAATGGGCATGCAGAAGCTGACGACCGACGCGCACCTGGGTGTGGCCAAGGCGCAGCTTGACGCGCACAAGGTCGAGACCGACGCCAACATTGCCGGCGAGCAGGTTGATGCTGAATTGGACGACAAGCTGGCCAAGGAACGCATCCAGCTTGTGGACCTCGCCCAGAACCTCGCGGTGCATCCCTACAGCGCCGCTCTGGTAGAGCCTCTGGTGCGTCCGTCATTTGAGAGTGTGCAGAGCCGTCAGGCTGCCTTGGACGCCTCCAGGCGACGTCCTCTGCCCGGCCTGGGTAACCCTCGCGCTCCCGGAGGCGTGCAGTGACCGCTGATCCCAAGAAGGCCGCCCGTGCGGCGCTCTACGTTGCCCGCAAGACGGGTGCTGATGACGATCATGCCCCAATGCACACGCCTCATCATCCTGCCGTTGCAGAGCTAAAGCACCTCTTGACGACGCATCGCGATGAACTGCGCCGCATGAAGGGGAAAACGCAGTATGCGGCCATTGACGCCATTATGAAGCGCATCAGCCGCGAGCATGGCATCGCGCCAAGAAAGCTGCATGATGATTGGATGTCCGTCTATCATCAGACGCCTGATGCGTGGGTGGCGGGTGATCACGGTAATGTTGTCGACCACGCCCTCAAGATGACGAGCCGTGGCGGCTACGCGTTTGGTGGCGCCGCGGCTCGCGCTGCGTTACATGTAACGCGAAGGATGTATGCCGAAGGCGGGGACGTCAATGATTTTAGTCGTCAATTGACTCCCCAAGGGCTCTACAGTCACGCCGCCGCTACGGCCATGTCTTTGCCTCAAGTGAAGGGATCGCCGCAGCAGATGATGGCGATGCTGACTTCACGCGGCGTGAAGCCAGAAGAAATGCACTGGTCCGGAGCACCAAATGCATTTCAAAATCAAAAATCAATTACTCGGGATCAGTTGGCGCAACAATTCCATCAGGGATTGCCAAAAATACATGAAACCATTTTAAGCGATCAAAATGGTATTCCTACAAAATATGAAGAACACCAAATTCCTGGCGTCAATGGTGTTTTGGATAATAACAAAATTAATAATTGGCTGGAAAATTATGCCAAAGAAAGCGCGGTTGAAAGCGGCGACATAGATCACGAAAGAGATTGGGATGATGCTGAACAGCATGTAAAAGATTGGCATTTTGATATTGCTAAAAATAAATTTGACGAAAAAAAATTTAATGATAACACTTTTAAAGAACAATTTATGTCAGATAAACAAAATAAAAATAACTATAAAGAATTAATTTTTCACATGCCATCTGTAAAACAAAAAATTAATTATGGCCATTGGGATCAACCAAATGTCATTGGTCATATTCGTATGTCTGATAGAGATAATGGTAAAACGCTTCATTTAGAAGAATTACAAAGCGATTGGGGACAACAAGCGCGCAAATTAGGTGTTTCAAAGCCTTATAAGTCTAATGATATTGAATTAATTTCTCCAGAAAATATCAAAGATGAAAGACGCAAAAAAAACTTTTGGAATTTTAATACCCCTACAAACATGACAAGTCTACCAAAAGATTTATACCCAAATGTTGAGGATGCAATTCGTCATCTAACAACATCACCAGTGTCTCCTGGAGTCCAGCCAGCGCCATACATTTCTTCAACACATGGCTGGACAGATTTTTTATTAAAGCGAGCCTTGCATGAGGCCGCAAATGGTGGCTATGATCGAATTACGTGGACGCCCGGTAAAATACAAGCAAAAAGATGGAATAACGAAGGGTTAATCCCATATTACGATCAAATTGTTCCTAATCGCTTGCAAGAAGTTACAAAACAAATTGGTCACAAAGCCGTTATTGAGCCACACAATATTGACGCTGTGGACGAACAAATGGCACTACCTTCTATCCGCATTACACCAGAACTTCGTCGTCGCATTTTGGAAGGTATGCCTGCATACGCCTCTGGTGGTGTAGTTGACCGCGCCCTAGCCATGACACGCCGTGGCGGCTTCGCAGGTGGTGGCGCCCCTGCCGGGTTTGCCGCTGCTACTGGCGCCCCCATCAACTTCGCCCCGGCTGCTGGCGCCTTCACTGGCCTGCCGTCGCCTGAATCGCTGAACCTTGCCCCGTCCAAGGCGACTATGGCGGCTATATTGGCGTCTCACCCCACCACGCACACGGGGTCAGGTAAGCCGGTTGAGTTGTCGCGCTACACGCCTCCAGCCATCGCGGCGCCGACGTTCAATGCGTCCCTCTACAACCCCCCAGACAATCCCCTTGAGGAAGATCAGGGCGGGGGTTATGGCAGCATTGGGGCGTATGGCGGAGGCGGGAACGGAGCCGGTGGCGGCGGTGGTGCTGGCGGTATTGGCGGCGGTGGCCCTTCTGCCCGTGGCGGTCGCATTCATCGCGCGGATGGTGGTGAGGCTTACAACCAGCTTCCTGAGGCCGCCACTGCATCCATGCCCTCCAAGAGGCAGGCACCGTTTGGTGTAACGCCTCCGCAAGGCGCCGTCCCCACGCCTATGTCGCAAGCAACAAGAAACTTAACTGATCCTGGGCAAGTGACTATCAAGTCAATGTCCGACGCTTTTAATAATGCTATTTCAAATCACCTTTCATTGTCTCCCGGAGAAAAGATAACCAACGCGCGACAAGCAGCACAAAACATTTCTGAGTTTCTTGGTTCCAGCAAAACAGGCAAGATGAATGCCCTTTTGACTGCAAACGGAAAGCTCATGAAAGCAGCAAAATCTCAATCCGGGAAAGAGCCTGTAACCATTCCTGATGGGCGTGGTGTTGAAACTCTGGGATTGTCTTTGTTCCCTGATTTTAAAGAAGGTCAGTTCCGAGTTTGCGGTAACTCAGACTCTTGCCGGGATAGCTGCATTGGCAAAAAGTCTAATGCTTATAGCATGGACCCGACGCAAGCCGCCGACCAAATACCCCTAACCAAACAAGATAGGGAAGGCATGAGCGGCAAGCCAAGGATGTCTGCCCTTACAAGAACGCACGCTCTAATGCGTGACCCCGAAAGTTTTGCTGTGTATTTGCATGACCTCATTGACCACGAGAAGATTGCTGCCGCAAGGCGAGGAAACCTTCTTGGCGTTCGCCTAAATACGCTATCTGATATCCCTCCGTCTG